CCATGATTTTTAAAGTAGAGTGCTTTAGTAGGAATGAATATTTCACTTATTCCAGTACCTGGATTTGAGAATGATAAAGTTGATCCAATTCCAACACCAGATATAGTTCCTAATCCTATAGATTCTGAAGGATTAAAATAAAATTCTTTATTAAGTCTTAATTTAGCATTTTCTAACTTAGTTTGACTATTAAAAAATAGTGTTCTTGGTTTTTGAGAAACAAGACTATTTGCAGTATGAGCACTACCTATAGTAGAGTCATATTGCCTTTTTACTCTAACCCTAGATAAATCAGAATCAACATTTAATATTTGTACTTTTTCTGTTCCTATTCCTAAAATATCATTTTCAGTTATATTTAAAACTTGATCTAAATTGAAATATGTTACAATACCAGTGCTAGAAGAAGCATTGACTGAATTGAATAATTTATAGGTATCAGTAGTAACTCCTATTGTTTTGGATGAGTTATTTCTTATACCAGTTGTGCTTAATCCAGAAATATATACAGATTCTGAACCATTAAAATTATGTGGATTGGTAGTATATCCAACAAATTCACCAGCAGTTCTGCCAAGTATAAATTCTACGTTAGGAAACTCAGTATTAGCAACACTGACCTGATTAATAGTTTTACCACTAATCAACTTAACTGATGCTTTTGCTCCATATCCACTAGAACCAGCATCTTCAAATACTACTTCATCACCAACTTTATATCTAGATCCTCCAGTATTAACTCCTACACTTTGCAATGTACCAGAAGTAGTAGATTTAATATAAGTTCTTTGCTTATGAATACTGCTAGGATCTACCAAGAAATCATAACTTGTATCACCAAGAAGGAAATTGTATGGAGAAGTATTTCTAACTAAATTTGTTTTATTAAGATCTACTACATCTTGATTAGATTGACTATTGAAATTATAATCTATTGTTTGATACTTATATGAATTACCTATAAAATATGGAAATTGAGGTCTTCTGTAGTTTTTAAATGCGCCATCATCATCATTGATTGTTGGATTTATGGGTGAAAAATAAGCATAAACTCCATTTGGAAATTCTGGTGTTTTACAGAATCTGCCATTATGCTCATCTAAATCATTACCATCCTGATAAGTATAATCTTCTACAAAGAATCCTTCAGAATATATTTGTTGTCCAGTAGGTGTAAGAGGATTTGGTCTAATACTAGATATGGATGGAGAGTATCCTGACTCAAGAATCTTAATGGGTCCACCAGAGTTATTAGTATAACCATAAGGACCATAGATAGGAGACCCATCATAAGACCATCCAATAATAGGAGAATGAGTAACTGATGGTTGTTCTATATCTTGATCAAGATTTAAGTCAGGAACAAATACTTCTTTATCACCTACTGATTTTTTAACATAAACAGATTGTCTTAATTTTCTAGGAGCATATAAATGAGAATATTGGAGACCAAACTCTTCATTTAATCCATTACTTACAATTCCATCATCAGTAGTAATTTGATCATTTTGTATTAATCTTTCTACACTATTAATAGTCCAGTTTTTTGGATTAGAATAGAATTTAGCACTATCACCATTAGATGTTACTTTTATAGTAGCATCAGTAGAAGTATGTCCTACTCCACTCTTAACTATCTTTACTGACTCAATAGAACCACCATTTAAGATAGGAATAATTTTAGTTCCTTTACCAGTTCCCTCTACTTTAATATCAGGTGGTGAATTATACTCAGTTCCAGCATTCAATACTATGACTTCAGATAGTTTACCATCAACACTTATTATTGGTAATAATTGAGCATTCTTACCACTCTTTGCAGTAAATGTAGGTTGCTTATTATAATTGATAATATCTGATGATCCATAACCTACTCCACCATCAGCAATATATACTGACTTAATAGATCCTCTTACTACAGGTCGTAATGATGCACTAAAGTCTTGACCAGAAAGCGTAGATACTCCTATATGACCAGTTAATGATACCTGAATGGGTGGATAATTAAATTCATGTATTCCAGCACCCCCAGACAACAATTGAACATATTCTTTATTTCTTACATAAAAATTAGCTGGAGTAGAACCTAAACCAACAGCAGATAGTTTAATTGAACCACCATCTACTGCAGTTACATAGTAATCAGTTAATGTTGTAAGTCCAATGACAGGAGTTGTTTTATTATCATATCTAATAAGTTCTCCAGTCTTATATCCATGATTATCAATATTGATAATGCTTGTAGCAGTATTAATTCCTGCAGGAGTAGCAGAAGTTAATCTATTAGTATAACCAGAACCAGAACTTCCAATACTTATAGAACTAACTACTCTTTTTTGATTTGCGCATTTTATCTCTTGAATACCTACTCCATAAGCAGTAAGATCAATAGCATCCACTCCAGCAATAGCATCTTGATAATTACTATGCAATTTGACAGTAGTTGAATCTGTTATTGAGCAAAAGTATGGAGAACCAGTAGATAATCCAGCAATAGCAGTTTGAGTATCTGTAATGTAAGTTACAAGTTCTCCATCTCTAAATTTATGGAATGTTGAGAATCCAATTGTATTATTTGTAAGATTAACAAATCCTCCAGTAGAAGTAGAGTCAAATGTCAATGAATGATCTTTTTGAATTAGATTTGCATATGCAATACACCCAGATCCATTTCCACCAGTTATTTTTAAAGTTGGAGCAGAAAGATAATCAAATCCTTCATCCAAAACATCAATTCTTTCTATAGAACCTTGAACTTCGCAATATGCAGATACTCCAGCACCTACATCATCTGTTGCTGTTAAAATAGGTGGATTTATTACATCATAATTATTACCACCACTAGTTACTGATATTTCTTCAATTGGACCATAATATACAACATCATTAGACTTGTAATTTAGTATTTCTACTCCATTTACTAAAATACCAGTTTTTCCTCTTGGAGTGGGTTTATTAATTAAAGAGGAAACAGGATCTTTAATTTTTCTTATTAATTTTTGAGATTGTATTGATTTTTGAGCAAATCTAGTAAGTTCAAATTTATTATTAGTTACAGTTCCACTAAAAGAGACATATATGTCATTAGAAATATTTGCATTACTTTTAGAAAGTTTAATGGTATTAATATCAACCTTTTTGATGAAATAATCACTTTCATCAATATCTAATTTATTATCATCACCGCCATTGACATAAGTTACTCTATCACCAGTTATTAGACCGTGATTGCTAATAACTATCTCAGTGCTATTAGTAAAAGACCCAGAGAATGTAATATCAGTCTCTCTAATGTCTAAAGCATCATTAAAATAACTTGGAATTGATGGAGAAGCAATATATACCTCATTATCATCTAAATAAGAATTCTGAACGTTAGTAGTGTAAATACTAGCAGTAGGATAGTTACTTAATCTAGACTTAGATAGCAATCTTTGTATACTATATGTTGCATTAGGATTTAACTCACCAGAACCTTTAATTAAGACTTCTTTAGAACTTACAAGAGAAATAATTTCACAAGAAAGACCACTAATTAATGCATCATCACCAGATTTAAAATCATGGTTATCAGTAAGACTTAATTTGTAAGTAAAGTTAGAATCATCAATAAGTTCTATGGATTCTACATTATATGTAATAGAAATATTAGTAAATAAGTTTTTAGTTACTTCACTCCTAGAAATAGAACCTAAACCTTTAGGTTCAATAACACTACCTTCCTCATTATAATAAGTAGCGTTAAATTCACAATTTAAATCTGATAAAACTCCAGTTACTTTAACTTTAACTACATCTGCAGTTCCTATGCCAGAATATCCATAAGCAAATGCATCTAATCTTAAATCTTGCTTTAATAATATATTTTTATCTATTCCAGAACATCCATAAAATTGATTTAAGGATTTTGAAGTATAATTTATATTAGTATTTGATCCATCAGCGAAACTAGCAACTAAAGTACCTGTAGTTCCAAATCCAACAGTAGAATCAACATCTAGTACAGTAGATCCTACAGAAACAGAATTTATTAATCTAGTATTAGGATGTATAGAGAAATCACCGCTTACTTTATCTAAATTATGATCATAATCCAAACTTAATCTATAATAAGTCTTTTCTCCTCTTATTATTTTTTCTACATCACTAATAGCACCATTTGCTTTAGCAAATCCATATACAGCATCCTGAAATAAGTTCCTGTTTAGAAGATCCATAGGATCTCCATCAACAGACTCAACTACAAGTTGTTTTGAAACTTTATAATCAGCATCTGATGGTATAAAGAGAAAATCTCTTGGTTTTATGACTTCTACATCTTTTCCATAAAGTGCTCTAAACAAAATCTCAAAAGATTGGTCTGTTCCTTTGGAAGAATAAAAATCCTTTGTTTGTTTAACAAATAGTCTTTGATCTATATCATCAGATAAAGTTCTTTCTTCAAATCCTGGTACAATTTGCTTCTTTACCTTTTTAAAAAACTCTTGTAAGAATCTAATACTTAAATTATTAACTACTGCTCCTGAAGAATGAGTAGCAATACCAGATTGTGAGAATACTAACTCATCAGGTTTATTAACACTTCTATATGATGTAATTCCACTAAATCCACGTGCGCATCCAATAAATGAATTGGTTGTAATTCCAGTATATGTAATAATTTCATTATCAATCTGAATTAATCCATAAGTATCAGGAAATCCAGTGGTAGATTTAACATCTATAGTATTACTTGCTATTCCAACATTATTAGATAGAGTTGTAGAATCTATAACATTTACTAACTCATCAATTTTTATATGCTCATCAATATTTTGCAAAATATCAAGAGTAGATCCTTGATTTTCAATGGCAGTATAATATTGTGTTAAAAATTCACCAGCAAGAGGAAAATCCGCTCTTATAAAATCTGGCAGTTGATTTTTAACAACTGAACTAATTTTGACTCTTGTATTTTCTGACATTTAAGAAAAAAGGATTAATATGATGATGTAGTATTCATTGGTGTAGGATTAGACTCACCTAAAAGTTCTAAATTAGTAGCTCCTAATACGTATGTATCTGAGGAGAGAAGGGTGGTATTTTGCTTCTCAGTATCAGTCAATCTAGCTATATCACCATTAACATAACTTGAGGTAGCAGTGTAATTAGTACCAGAAATGCTGTCTCCAGATGTAATACTGTCAGCAACCATATCAACAGTGCTATTGCTAATATCTAATTGTAAATATAAATCTTGAAGTCCAATAACATCATTAGATTTAGGACAACCAGAAATTTCTATTATAGGTATATTTTGTACTTGCTTTGATGTTCCTATTATATTAATAGGTTTAATCAATAGTTCTGCTCTTTGATAATCAATAGTACCTATATTAGTAGAAACAATTATAGGATTTCCTTTTGATGCTAATGTAAACAAGAATAAAGTTCCTGTCTTTTTATCTGCATTAGGTAAATCACTCAAATAAACAGTATTGGGTTGACCAAATACACTGAATCCTGATGACTTAATATTATAACCATTTTGATTCTTCATATAGAATGAATTACCAAAACAAAGTTCATATTCTGCATTTTGGTTTAGTACAGGTTTCAAATCCCTACGCATTACTACTTTTGTAATATTTGAAGTAATTGAATCATTACTATTATCTACTACACCTTGGAATTTACTATATTTAAATTTTCCTCCATATTTATTCATTTCAGAGGAATCTGCATAAGCATTAATATTATTCATTACTACTGTTTGAACTGCATTTGCACTTTGTGCTAAACTAGGGTTGTAATATGCATTTACATCAACTTCTACATACAAATATTTCAAATCTTGGATTTCTGTAACAATTCCAGCAACAGAATATTTTCTGAGCATAGAATTAAGGTTATTTTTGATAGAATCTGGTACATAAGGTCCATAAAATGGTTTTATAGTGATAAAAACCTTTCCATACTTAGGAGGAGTCAATTCTTCACCTCCAAAAACTGAAACAGACTCAGTTTCTGGGTAAATTTTAGGAATTAGTGCCTCATAATCAGCAGCAGTCACTGCTCTGTTGTATGCAGAGTAGATTTTAGGTGCATAACGCTTAATTGAGTCTACAGATTCAATTTCTTTACCACCTATGGAGTCATTTATAGTGGTAATAATTGAAATTCCTGTACTAATAAGGTTATTATTATTATCTACAATTCTACCATTGAATGAGAATGATGAGACATTGTTTCCAGCAGATCCACTAGTGGTAATATAGGAAACTTCTATGAAATTAAGAGATTCTAACTTCTCACCAAAGACTCCATCACCAAAAATCAACTCATAACGCTGATCTTCAATCTCCTGAAGGAAATATACCCTAGATTTATCTGTAACTTCTATCAAAGTATCAGAAAATACATATTTTTTAGAAGAAGTACTAGATTGAGTGCCTCTAACTAAGACTTCTAGAGTAGAAGTGTCAATATTTGCATTTTCTAAGATGTATTTTGTAGGTGGAGCAGGGTTTAAACTTGAAACAGTGAAATTTGAGGTTAAAAATGTGCCTTCATAGATCTCCACATCAGCAAATGTAGCAATTCCATCAACTACAGGCACTGTAACATCACTTGGAATGCAAAAAGAGTAACTTTCTGACCCAAATGTTGAAGCAGAAGTGGAAACAATACCTTTTTTAAGGGTTAGAGTGATGGGTTTAGTGGTAAAATCACTAGTATCTACAAAAAAGGAGATTAGTGCCTTTGCTGCAGTCCTTGATCTGGGAGTATAACCTATATTACGTGCTAATGAGACTACATTTTCTCTTAAAGTAGCACTATCAATGAATACTTCATTGCTAATCATGTTAGCATTGTAAGAATTGATGTAAGTATTGTATGCTAATACATCAATTATGCTAGAAAGGTTTGATCCTTCAAAGTCATAGTCTGTAAAATTAGAATTTGCTCTCAAATAATCCTTCAAAGAGGTCTTTATTTGATCAAAATCTAGGTTTGTAAAATTAACTAGTGCCATTTATCTTGTTGGCTGTAGAGCAAATGCTAATTGTTGAGGAAGAGCATCAATTCCTATTATATTATATTTAATAACTACATCAAAAGCATTGTTATCATAGTCAGGATCAACTATAACTTCAATCAATTCCACTCTAGGTTCATAATTATCAATGGTATCCCTAATTTCATCTTGTATAATGGATGCAGAAATCTCATCCATGTTGTCAAATAGGGTTTCATACACCTTAGAACCTAGATTTGGATTAAAAAATCTTTCACCAGGTCTAGTGATGACTAAATTCCTAACAGAACGAGCAATTGCAGTCTCATTCTTGGTAGCAATTAGGTCTGAATTGATGGGATTAACCTGAAAGGACATGCTAAGATCCTTAAATCCCCTACTAATCCTTTCTACAGGCATGAAACAACGGTAAATATAAGTTATTTATCATAAAAAAAGAGACCCTTAGGTCTCTTGTACTATCTTCCTTGTCCTCTATACCTTTTTTTAGGTTTATTTGAACTGGTAGCAGCATACTTAGTGTGTTTTCCAGTTCCTTGACTTGTCTTCTTGGGTATTGTTTCAACAAACTCATTCCCAGAGAGAGATTTTCGCACAGGCATTAGTCTTCATCCTCCAATTGTTTCATAATTTGTTCAGACATTGCAAGAACATTAGATACATTCTTGAGATTTTCTATTTGGAACATTACATCAGCAATATGTTTACTAATATAAGGTTCCTCATTTCTTGCTGCAAAAGCAAGAGCATTCCTTAATGATGCAACTGCCTCATCTAATGAGGTTTCTACTTGTTTTGATAGTGTCATTAGAGGTCTCCTAGATTACTCTTGTTTTCTCATGACCCACCCTAATACGAGGATCACACCATATGTCATCACCTGCTTCAATAGCATCTAAACAGAATGAGACATCCTCACCACACATATCTTGTACTGCCCCAGATTCAAAGACTTGCATCTTAGGAGCAAACCAAGGATAAGGAAGGTTCTCAAATACACCCTTCTTAATTAATACCCAACCAAAACCTGTGTAGTCTACTGTGAAAGGCTTCTTCCTCTTACTCATAGTCTCTACAGTTTCATGATTCATTACACCACCATTCTTTCTGAAATCATCTTCCTCTAACCAGTGAGCAACTGAGGTAGTTGTGCCATCTTCAGTAGCATACCAACCAGCACTAATCCTACGCTCTTCACCTTCTGCTGGTACTGCTACATCACAGAGTTGCCAGAACTTTTCTGTAGTAAAGACAATATCAGAGTCAATCCATAACTGATAGTCATACTCTAATTTACCATCCCAAGGTACTTGCTTTGGTCCTCTGAGAACATTAGCACCCAATACCTTACATCTAGCAAAGTTAACCATAGAAGAGTAGTCTTGACTAATCTGTATAGACATACCATTCTGTACCATGTCAAAACATAGTTGTACA